CCTGGGACCTCAACACACTCACAAACTTGACAATAGCCTATGTTCGATCAAGCCGTATCCCACAAGCTGCCGAAATAGCAAAACGAAGGGAGGCGATAATTAATCCTTGACATTAGGTTTTTTCTGTGCGTATCCTTGCGCTCACTATGAAATCTACTATAAAGAGTGACACATCAAAACGGGTACTCGCCGGGTGTTTGTGCTTCCTCCTACTCACAATCGGGATCGAAGCCAGCGCAAAAAGGTGGAGCAGGGACCTCCGCACAGCCTCAACAACCCCAATCACTTCCTCGTCAGCCCTCACAAGCACGATCCTTACTCCCGTCTCAAACCGTGTGGCGACTCTCCTCCAAGAGAAACAAGCACCTGTGAAAATGGCTTTGGATTCATACGGTTACGCAGAAATGACGATCAGAATACGCATTGATATGCTCGGGCAAGATGCGGCTGCGGTCAGGCTCACCCTGGATGGGCACATGCCAATGATTCATGTTGAAGAATCAACGGTTTACACTGAATAAAAACAAGAGAAGAACAAGAATGTTTGTGAAGGGGAAGTCAGGGAACCCGGTTGGAAGACCAAAAGGTTCAAAAGACAAGCGGACCGAAATTACAAATTTAATCTTTGGAACTCATACACACCTGACTAAACGAGGAAAAGGGCTGAGGAAAGTAGCAGAAGATGACCCAAGATTTTTCTATAAGGAGATTTTTTCTAGGATAATCCCGAAGGATCTTCTTCTGTCTTTGGGAGACGACGCCGGCGAGGGCTTCTCGGCACTCAGCGAGGCTCTTGTACGAGCCCTGAACCGGAAAAGCAAGCTCATGAAGAAGGTCGAGGAACACACCGCGGCAAACGGCGGCGAGGACAATGGCAAGTGAGGCAACTCAACTCTCAGGGGGTAAGGATCTTGTCGAGGCTGTGGCCTCGTTTGTTTTTGATCCCCTTGGCTATGTCTGCGCGATGTTCCCTTGGGAAGAACCAGGGACCAGGCTTGTCGCCGAGATCGGGCCGGATGTCTGGCAGGCAGAAATTCTCATGGATCTTGGGGTCGGCGTCGAACGCGGTGAAGGTCCTGTCCAAATCGCGGTCAAGTCCGGGCATGGAGTTGGCAAGACCGCCCTCATTGCATGGATCATTCATTGGTTTATCTCAACCCGCCCACATCCTCAAATCGTCTGCACCGCAAACACAAAAACACAGCTCGAGACCAAGACCTGGCGGGAACTCGCCAAATGGAACGACCTCGCATTCAACGGCGACTGGTTCAACTGGAGCGCAACGACGTTTCGATGCCTCGCCGCTCCCGGGACATGGTTTGCCGCGGCCATCCCCTGGAACAAAGACAAGTCTGAAGCGTTCGCCGGCACTCACGAGGAGCATGTGCTTGTCGTCTTCGATGAGTCCAGTCTCATCGACGATACAATCTGGGAAGTGGCCGAAGGCGCATTTACTACGCCGGGCTCTGTCTGGCTTGCTATGGGCAACCCGACGCGGAACATCGGTAGATTCATCGAATGTTTCCGGCGCTATCGTCACCGCTGGAGGACGTTCACGGTTGATTCGAGAACTGCGAAGAAAGCGGACAGGACCAAAATCAATCAGTGGGAAGAGGATTATGGAGAGGACTCGGACTTCTTCCGGGTGCGAGTCCGGGGACTACCTCCACGGGTGTCAAGTATGCAGTTCATAGGGCAGGACATAGTTGAGGCTGCTAAAGGCCGCGTGATTCATCCATCAAGCATCCAAAAATCCCCTATCATCATAGGTGTGGACGTAGCCAGATACGGCGACGACAAGAGCGTCATCTATGTACGCCAGGGCTTGGCAACTATGGAAATCCGCAAGTACATGGCGACGGGCTCTCAATGGCTCATGGACTTCGCGGGTATCGTCTCCGAGGCAATCAATGTCTGGGAACCTGACGGCGTCTTCATTGACGAGGTCGGCCTTGGGGCCGGTGTCGTGGATAGGCTCAGGCAGCTTGGGTACAACGACGCGGTGGGTGTCAACGGAGCCCGTGAGCCTCAAGACAAGGACCTCTATCTCAACAAGCGCGTTGAGTGTTGGGGCCGGATGCGTGACTGGCTCAAATCAGGTGGCGCAATCCCCAACGACCAGGAGATTATAGACGACTTAACGGCTATTGAGTACGGATTTGCAGGCCGTAATCAGTTTCAGCTTGAGAAGAAAGAGGACATGAAGGCACGGGGTTTTGCAAGCCCTGACATAGCTGACGCCCTGGCTCTGACATTTGCATACCCGGTGCAAAAGAAGTCTGAAATCCAGAAAATCCTACCCCATACCAGGGGCGAGCAGGTTGTCAGAGATTGGGACTTCCTTGAGTGGGGAATAGGGGAGGCGAGGTAGTAATATGGCTGGTGCGGCTGTTGGCGGGATGGCTGGTGAAACTTTCGGGGGTGGGTCCACACAAAACCTCTACGATTATTGGTCTGATTTGGGGTGGCCCGAGTATCCCGCGGCCATTGGTTCCGGCTCTCCGGCGACATACCCCACAGCCGCTCCCGTGAGCGGGCTTCCGGTGTCTGCTTTTTACCAAAACCCGCAGCCGTATCCGACCGCGCAGATAGATTTGACCTCAATGGGTTGGGAACCGGCTGCGGGTGGGTTTGAAAGCCTTGTTACTCCTCGCACCGTCGGGACTGTCATAGGTGCGGCGTTGTTAATGGCTGGGCTCAACCCCATGCTTGGGCTTGTAGGGTATGCTGCCGGGTATCTTGGGACAGCGGCCTATCAGTCGGGGTTGTTCGCTCCTGATACAGGTATAGCCTCAGCGGTCGGCGGCGGCACGGATACATTCACGGGAGGCGCGACAGGCGGCACGGTTGCAACAGGGTACTCGGAGGGCGGGGCTGAAGCTAACGCTCCCATGTTCCCGGGCGATCCTCAACAATATGAGCCCGCTGCTGAAGTCCTGCCTCCGGTTGCCCCTGTCCCGGCTGAAGCAACTCCCGTGCAGCCTGCAAGAGCAGCAACGGTGCCACTGGTTCCATACCGGCCAACCTTGCTGACTGGTGGCCGTGGAGTTTTGGAGCCGATGGAGGACTTTGTCATTGGCAAGCCGACACTTGGATAAAGGAGGGCGCAGACGGTGCCCATACTGACAACGGTACAGGAGCTCGAAAAGCGCCACGATTTTGCGCGGTCTCAGTATGAGAACTGGCAGTCTGAGCACAAAGACATTTGCAGGTTTGTAGCTCCGACAATAGGCCGGTGGCCCGACTTCGGGGAGAGCGAGCAGGATGCCGGGAACAAGAGGCACAGCAAGATCATCGACGGCACTGCGCCAAAGGCTTTGAAGCTCCTTGCCTCGGGCTTACAGTCTGGTTTGACCTCACCCTCGCGTCCCTGGTTCAGGATGACGCTGCTCAACGAGGACCTGGCCAAGTGGAAGCCGGTCAGAGAGTGGTTGGACTACGGGGAGCGCATTCTATATTCAATTTATTCTGTGAGCAATTTCTATTCTCAGGCTCATCGTTTGTATTACGAGCAGGCGGCTGTCGGTACGAGCGCAATCCTGGCCGACTCGCATCCTGAAGAGGTGGTGCGTTACTCAACCCTGACGATAGGTGAATACTACCTGATCGCAAACGCTCTAGCAGAGATTGACACTCTGTTTCACACTCTTTGGATACCGGCTATCAACCTGATTGAGATGTACGGTGAGGACAACGAGGGCATTTCGGATGCGGTGCGGAATGCAAAGAACAACGAGCCTTACAAGCTATTTCGGGTGATTCATGCGATTATGCCGAACATAACTGCCGACCCCTTGAGGCTTGACAACCAGAACATGCCTTACGCCTCGGTGCGCTATCTCAAGGAAGCGAACAACAATAATGCCCTGACTGTTTCGGGGTACATGAGCAAGCCTTTGCAGCTCCGCGCTGGTTCAGTGTGGGCAGTGAGATTTATGGGTATGGCCTCGGCCATGACAACCTGGGCGACAGCAAGATGCTGCAATCAGAGCAGGCGTCGAAGCTCAAGGGCTTGCAAAAGATGATCGAGCCTCCCCTGGTCGGTCCTCCGGGGTATAATCGCAAGGTGTCGCACCTTCCGGGAGCGTTGAACATCGCGGACGATTCCAGCGCATCGAGCCTCAAGCCCATGTATGAGATCAAGCCTGCCATAGCCGAGATGATGGCCGAGATCAATGACGTGAGGCAGCAGATCCGGGCCGGGTTTTTCAATGACCTGTTTCTGATGATGCTCGAACGTCCCCAGATGACGGCGACGGAGGTGGCCCAGAGGCACGAAGAAAAACTGCTGGCCCTGGGTCCGGTCATTGAGAATCAGATGGACGAGTTCCTCGATCCGATTGTGACTCGCACCTGGGAGGTTGCGAATGCTGCGGGCATGGTGCCTCCACCTCCTCAAGAGATTGAGGGCCAGGCGATGAAAATTGAGTACATCAGCATACTGGCTCAGCTTCAAAAGCTCGTGGGAACGAATACCATCAATGCGTTCTCACAGTTTGTCTTCGGGGTTTCGGCTGCCATGGTTGCCTCTGGCCGGCCTCCTGATATTCTGGACAAGTTCAATAGCGACGAGGCCGCTGACGAATACAGCATCATGACGGGGGTGCCTCCGAACATGGTGAACAGTGCCGAAGAGGTGGCTCAAATCAGGGCACAGAGGGCACAGCAGCAACAGGCCATGATGCAGGCCCAGGCCATGCAGCAGGGCTCGGAGGTGGCAAGAAATCTCGCACAGGCCAAGACCGGGGATGAAAGTGCATTGACGCAACTGCAAGACAGCATGGAAGGCAGGTAATGCCGGAACAACAGGCCATATACGGCGACGATATAGACGCGGAACGCGCAAGGCAAGATAAGGTATCAGGCGAGAAGGAAGCCTTGCTTTCGTGGGCGTATAAGGAGTGTTTTGGGACACCAGCGGGGCAGCTTGTCTTTCGTGACATCATGGAACAGTGCCACGTTTTTGCAAGTATCTACACGAAGAGCGCGGATATCTACTATCGGGAAGGACGCCGGAGCGTGGGCTTGTACCTCATGCACCGGAGAGAACTGTCATACGAGGAGGTCATAGAGGAATTGCGTGATTTGCAGTACGCAAAAGAACCGGACCTGCTCAAAAAGAAATATGGGGGATAATATGGGAGA